ATTGTATAGTTCAATAAATCAAGTGCTCCATAATAATAAAGATCATTAAGAAATAATTGATACTTAAGATTAAACAATCCACTAGATATAGTGCTATTATCCATCTTAAAGACTTGATTTACACCAATAACATGATCTGGTAACTGTAGGAAATTATTATTTTCTTCCCATGCAACTGTAGTAACACCGATACCAGCTGGTTGAGCAGTAGTAATTGAACTGGCAGTAGTGGTAGTAATTCCAGCACTATTAGTACCTTCTAGAATTGCCTTTTCTTCTGGTGTTATTTTATGCTTTAGAAAAGTTCTTTCTATACCATTATAATGCCTTTCATTAAAATATTGAATAGCATCATCTATAAGATCTTCAATTTGATCATCATCTACATTAATTTCTAGTACAGGAAACCCAAGTCTTCGTAGACAGTATTCCTTTAATTGGGTTCTTCCTGATACAGCATGTCCTACCATAACTCTACCTCAATTTTCGTTGCTGGTTTCATCATCGTTTTCTTCTTGTAGATCCTGAACTACTTTTTGTAATTGTACATAATCTTGTGTTAAAGATTCTAATTTAGATTCTAATAAAACATTTTGATTAATCACTTCAGAAAGTCTCCTATGATAATTTCTGACTAAAACATTCACATCAACTTCACTATTCATTTAAAAAGTTCCTCCATCGAGAGTTGTTGTCCACTTGGGTATGCCAGCTGCATTTGTTGTTAAAACAAAGTTAGAAGTAGTTATACCAGCATTGGTACTTGCAGCACCAACCATTTTACC